CTAGAAATCGTTAGAGTATCTGTTCCGGCATTCGTAGTTACCGAAGTACCTCCACTACCTACAATGGTCAGTGTATCTGTAGAAGCGTCTGCAACTATGTCTGATTGCCCGCTAACTGCAATAGTCTTAAATACATCATTATTAGATTCAGCAAAGGCATCTTGTAACATTACGGTTGTAATTCGGAGTTCTATTCTATCTCCGCTAGCCGCTGCTGTACCAGATGTTCCATCTTGCCCACGTACAACTGTAAGAGTAGTACCGGATACATTAGTTACTTTAACTACTTCTAGAGCATGCTCACTAACTACAGTTAAGTACATGTAATCTCCCCCACTTAACGTAGGGAAAGAGGCTGCACTAGCTACAGAAATAGAGGTAGCTGTAGTATTAATAGCAGAGCTTAGTGTTGAATAAGCATTATTTGAATATTTAACTGCCATTCATATTCTCCTAAGAAATAGTTATATCCCAGCTAATTGTCATAGTATCTAACTCGCCTTTGTTAATAGCAGTAAATACTGTTCGAGCTAACATAGTACCTGCTGAGTTAGCGTTAAAGATACCTGCTTCTGTAATAGCCGCTGTAGCTGGAGCTGTTACATTAGGAGTATCTGCTGGAATTGTAGCCGTAAAAGTAATTACGTTACTAGCAACAGATCCACCGGAGGTAGTTAATGCTACTCTGGCAGCTTCAGTAACTAATGCTGTTTGGCCAACTGCCGCAGCTGTAGTTCCAGTACCGATAGCCATATGAGTCATTACGCCTGCAGTAGCAGCATTCATTCGGGATGTAACCCAGTTTTTGCCAGCAGTAACAACCAGGTTATTAACCCGTTGTACTACTTCTCCGTTAAGAGAGATTGTTAATTTACCTGTAAGAGCAACTGTGTCGCGGTTAGTCATAATAGAGTCCTTATTTACGTTATATTAACGTCATCTTCTTGCGTTTGTGTACTTCCTACTGATATCAGACGCGTGTTAATCATATTAGTATTGAGCATGCCATCATGCCACATCGTCCTTGCATCGGAAACAGATATGGAGTCTGATGGGTTAACTTTGTGAATATCTCCAATTCCTGGGGTATCACCTGTTGTAATTGCATCTGTAACATTTTTACCATAACTCCAAGAAAATGAATCGCTAGCAGATAATGTATCTGCAATTTCTAAATTAAACTGGGCAGCTATGACAATATCTTCTGCTACCGTAACTGAATCAGCGTAAGTTCGATTAAATACGTTGCTGATTTCAATTGTGTCAGTAAGAGTTACGGGCTCTGTTGCTTCTCTACCAAATTCCCTATTCTTACTGTTGTACTCTAAAACAATATCTGCGATAGGCTTGGTGTATGTTATCTCAGCCTTGCTATTAGTATATGAAATAATAGCTGCAGCGCTACCAACTAAGGGAGTACCTAACATTAAAAGTCATCCCTTACTTTAAATTTCAGTCTATCGTATAAAGTTAAAATAGCTCCACTAGTATAAGTTAGTTCAATCTCACCTTCATATGTGCCAGCTGCTACATCAAGAGTCGTTGAATTCCAGGGCATGTAACATTTACCGTCTGTTGTAGGCGCAACTTTAACGCAAGTCATAGTATCTAAAATACTAGTACCACCTAACAGTCGAAATTTTACTCGAATAGTAGGATCTGTAATATCAATTACAGCCCAAGTACTGGAATCGTCTGCATCGAGAGTCTGCCCGGATGCAGCGGTATTGGAATCTTTTAAGGTAAGGTTGATCTCGGGTTTAGTATCACCCGCGACTAAATTAATAGTCTCATAATAAGCCATGTTTAACTCCTACGGAGGTTGTTCTCAGCATTGGCTATGCAGTACTTTATGTAGAATACGAGATTAATCTAAAAAGTCAAACGAATTATACAAATCCGTTATCGACTAATTTAGTATTGGTCTCTATTTCATTATTTCCCCACATGCCAGAATTAATAAGTTGTTTACAAGAAGCTTCATATCGTTGGTAATAGGTATTGTTTTCATCCTGCATATTACCACTAACTGCACTATGCGCTTTGTAAGCAGAATAGTTAAGAAGAGCTTCTGTGTAAACTTCACTAATTTTTAAATCTGTAATAGTTGATTTAGCTTTTTTAGGCGCAGCAGCATACTTTAAAATAATTTGAGAACGTTTAGGTGTTTCATTATCATTTCCTTTAATGACAGCTTTAAATGGCTCATTAATTAAAATTGATACAGCTGTATCTACTTTATTAACTAATTTGACTGAGTCATCTTTAATTGTAACTGGTTCAAAATCAGAAGAATAATATGCATGAATAGGGGCTAAAAAATCCGCAGCTAAAGAATACTCCTCCCCATCTAAAGGATTGTCCAATTCCAAACTTTTCTTTAGTAAATTAAATCGTTTATGTAACGCCAAGTTTGCTAAATTAATATAATTGATAAGTTTATTTTGATTAGTAGTTTGGGCAGTAGTAGGTGTAGGACTAGGGTTTGCAGATGTATCTCCAACATCGGATACAGCCAATTTACTACACTCTCCTGTAACTAAGTAGTCTATGTATTCTGAAATTTTCATAATAATTCCTTAAAAGCGGATAAACAGGACTGCGTCCTGTTTATCCTTGAAGGGTAAGTTAAACAAAATAAGAACTATCTCCTTTTGGTTGAACATCACTGTCTCCCCACATAGGAGATCCTTCTAGTTTATCCGGCTCTTCATGAATTGTTACTTCACTTGGTTTCCAAGCGTTTAGTTCAGCTAACATACTAATCGTATCAATATGATCATCGTGTTTACTTTTAAATCCTTTAAACGTAGCTAACGATAATTCAAAAAGCAATTCCTCAAGTTCCTCACTATCTTTTAATTCTTCGGGCAACCAAATTTTATTAGACTTAAATAACGGTATGGCGTTCTGTTGAAAACGACTCATTTTATCCTTGGTTGGCCTGATTCCTATAGTATTACTATTTTTTCCTTTAGACAATGTAAAATATATGTTTCTTTGCCCCATTTCATTTTGAATCCAACTAATAAATCCGCCTTGTTGCCCGGTAGTTTCAATACCTACTTCTTGTGGACTGTGTTTTTGAACTAAACGAAAAAGAGCATCCATCGTCTCATTCATGAGGGCCCGTTTACAAAAACCATCCACCCAATGCCAGTCCCCATTATTATTTAGGGCCCAGACATTAATTACGCTAAAGTCGGCGTGTTCTCGATCAGATGTAGCAAAATCCGTAGTAATGTAAAAATTATAAGCACCTCGATTTTCTAAGACATTATTTCTTTTATACCATACCAAATCCGAATCGTTAACCAGGCGGTCTTCTTCAGAAGTAATGCGTAACATAAGCTCTTGATTAAATGAATCTAATTTTCCAGCTCCCTTAGCTTTAAGATATTGGGTATTAACATACTCATAACTAAACCGATCCTCCCAAGCGCCTTTAAACTCTTCCTCAGAACAAGGGTACTTTTCACAAACAGGGTATACATTCACATGCCAAACACCCGATTCAATAGCTTTGTATAAAGGATCCTTAGCATTAAACGGAGTTCCAGACCATATGACTTTACGCTTGTTCGGATGTAACGCATAGTCAATAGCCGAGTAGACCGTGTTTTCAACATTTTCAATAATCGTAGCGGACCTAGCATCTTCATCACCGAGTAAATCGTCAAGTACAGCAAGTTGCGGTCTCGTATTTAACTCAACGGTCCCACGAACTCCTGTTTTAGCACCATGCCCCGTCACCACAAACTCTTTGCCTTCTGCATTTTTAAAATACCACCTAATATCAGTAAACCTTGATTCAGTAATATACGCTTTTAAAAACTCGCTATTTTCGCACCTTCGTTCAATACGCAATCGCATCTTTTTAACACCATTCTCAATACTATCAGATAGATACAAAGCATAATTAACATCACCAAAACCTGGGATGGAGCCATAAACAGCTATGTAAAGAAACAAGTATTCTGCAAATATAGTAGTCTTGGCCAGCCCACGGGCGCACATGTTTGCAGTGTTTTGGGTTTTCCCAGCAATTTTATCCAGCATCTTGTAATGGATTACAGGTGTTTGATTTTCTTCACCTTTATCGCCATTAACTAACTTAATAAAAGATACAAATTCCAGGGCAAACTCACTAGGTACATAAGTTGGATCATCTGCATAATCAATAGTATTCAACCATTCATCTACCGTTTTTTTAGCTAGCATCCTCCTCTATCACCTCATAAGTGGTTTCTGGTAGTGCCTTCTTAGCTAGTATCTCACTATGTGCTATCTCCTTCGCACTAGCTTGTCCATTTAAAATCATTTTTAATTGCTGCTGGGCTAGCGCCTTAGTAGTAGCACGTAGGTCTTCTACAACATCATTACTGTACCCAATATCAATTTCAACTTTAGATGTGGCGGGTGCCGCCAAGTTTGCAATTAAACTTTCAGCTGCTTTCTGTCTAACCATTTCAGATTTAGCTGTACGCATTAACTCCGCCTGGGTATTAATAGCTTCCTGATATACACCTGCATTTAGAATATGAGTAGGTACTAGTGTTTGCTCCATAATTTTAGTAACTAGAGCATTATTACCATAGTTATCTGCATAACAAGCAATTTGGGACGCAGATGTACCTTTACTTATTAAGTTCTGGTAACGATCTGGGAAGACCTTACTATAAGCCGTAGAGGACTTATCTCCCATTAATTTCAGGGATACGAATTTAATAGCATTAATATAAGCTGTTAAAGAGTACCTACCTGTAGATAACACCGATGCATAAGTAAGAGTATTATCACGAAAAACCCGGCGCAATTCCGAATTAGATTCTGAATTAATTAAATCAACAACGTCATCAGTCAGATGCTTTCTAAACCGTTTATCAGGAAGGGCCCCTGCCAGTTGGTCTTTAGTAATAAAATCAGTAGTTTCAATATCAGCTTCCAAGTCTTTTAAGTTAGCTAGCTGCATTATTTACCTCATTCCATTTGTTAATTAAAGTGCTATGGCAGGCCCCGTCACTGTAACATTCATGGGGAGAAATCATCCATAGTCGCTTATCTAGTTGAATTAATATGTTCTTCTCCTCTAATTCCCTCCAATATTTACCCCAAGTGCGATAGTCAGAGATCCAATTCACCTTCTTAATAAATACTTTTTTATCTATCTCGTTGTTTTTATTAGCTAAAATCATAAGAGGCAGCAATAAAGCACTTGCCGTACGTGACAAGTCCTTATGTTCTCGCTTACTAATGTACTTATTCACTCTTTAATCCTCTACTGGTTTGAGTGTCCCACATGTGCTTAACTATATAATATTGCTTGTCATTCCCGTTAAACATTACCTCTGGATTCAGCATATACTCTTTTTTAGTAAATTTCCTAATTAAATCACATTTTTTCAAATCCCGGATACCCATTGAAAAATCATAAAGAGTCATTCCGGCCTCCTCGCAAATCGTCTTAGGAGTACCCAGCACCATATTTACTCTATTGATCTTATACATCAACTTAAGTAAAACAAGAGCCGCGTTACTAGAAACCTTATTTCTAGCTAAAAAATCAGCAGGCCGGGTCCCCAATTGGAATTTATTAAACATTATTTGACAATCCCTCCAGATCTGATACCTTTTAATTGTTGTTTAGTCAGAGTCTCTTGATCCTCCTAAAGAGACCCATAGGGAAGACCCGCCGCTACTCCTCTAGGCGGGTTTTCTTTTCCCTTTTCAATATGCACATATTACAGTACTTCTTCTTGGTAGTTTTATCTCCACACCCAGGGCACTCATGAGCCATAAACTTCCTAGTAGATTTAGGATTTGAATCAAATACAGGTTGAACAATTCGTAACAACTTTCCCTCACCATCAAAAATCTTAACTGGATACATGCACACTCCTAATTAAAAGTCGGGTTTATCTTAACTATTTTTTACACCACTTACTCCCAACTACTATATCTAAGAAACCTACATATTTCAACATCTATTCTCGTTTAATGTGGTATGTCACATTAAAGTACCCTGTTTAATGTGGTATACCACATTGTAGAATCTGTTACTTATTGAAATATAAGGGCTAGCTCCCTTCTAAGAATAAGAAGCGTCCGTCTCTCTATTATAAGTATATTTAGGCTGCGGACTTCGCGAACCCGCAGGCTTCGCTCGTCCTGCAGCCGCACCCTTAATATATAAATAATATATTTATAAAAGCCGCGTGGGAAATTTCTAATCTAGGTAGAAGTGCAATACTTACTGAATGGGGACTGGATCGGAGATCCACCCCGCCCCCATTAAAGTCAAACGATCTTTTACACAAAATCCAATGCCCTTGCGGGCATAAGGTATATCATTAATCTTAAAAGGAGTATTGCTATGATCAGAGCAACTAGTAGAGCAGTTACAACTGTTATTGAAAGTACCGCTAACGGCACCTGCAACTTGGTAGAAGGTGCCGAAGACTTAATAGACGGTGGTCGAGATGAAATCGACAACTTTCTGCAGGACTTGCGTGTAGAGCACGTAATCCAGGCGCGTGAGCGCCAGAAGCAACTTGGCGCTAAGAAGTTCAATGCGGCAGAGTTAGCCTACGTCTCGAAAACTCGCAGATTTCGGTAGGTGTAAGGACCCTTCGGGGTCCTTACTTTTTTTTACACATAAGATAAACACAGTAAGATAGCTCCATAAGAAGATTATATCTTACCAACACATTCCCTCACTTAACACCACTTAGGACTCTATGCGGAGCTTAACATTAACCCTTGCGGGTTTTAGGGAATATTCCCATTAATCTTTCTCGAGGAGATATGTTATGAA